ATATTTGGTTGTGCTGCATCTGCTACAGTGTTGGCTGCACCAAAAAAACGACCTATGAAAAAATTAGCACTTGCAGCATTACCTAAATTAGCATTTCCTGCATTCACATTACCAGTTATATTTGCATCACCAGGTGTTGAAAATAAATTACTTGAATTATTAAATGTAAATCCTGCACTTGCCTGAAAATTGCCGCCACCATCAGTATATTGAATTTGAGTGTTAGCACCAACAGCCGTTCCATTTCCTGAACCAGTGCCTGAAGCCCATGTTAAATTTCCAGAACCATCAGTTTGTAAATATTGAGCATTATTGCCACCTAGAATTTCTAAATTTGCAACATTTCCTAAACTTACATTAGCACCTGTAAATGCAATGTTTCCATTTGCAGTAATGCCAGTTGCTGTAATATTATTAGAAGTTAAATTACCAGTAATGTTTAATGTGCTACTTACGTTTACACCAGTTCCAGTTACAACTAATATATTTGCATTTCCTGCGCTTGTTATTGCAACATTAGCATTCGCATAGACTTTAACATTACTATTTCCATTAGCAATAAGACTAGTATCTATTCCTGTTAATAATGCACCATTGCCAATAAAATAATTGGCGGTAACAGCATTACCTAAGTTAGCATTGCCTGCAGTAATATTACCTGTTACATCTAATGATATTAATGTTCCTAAACTTGTTATATTAGGTTGACTTGGATCTACAACTTCGCCTGCAAAGTTAGCATAGTTTGCATTGGCTACGCTTTGATAATTTGACCAATTTAAATTACCATTACCATCAGTTTGCAACAAATAATTTGCAGTTCCACCAGTAATAATAACATTTCCTACGTTACCTAAATTTGCACTTGTTGAAACTTTTAATGCGTTTGCTACTGTCGTTCCATTACCAGAATAAAATAATAAATTAGGATTTCCTGCTAGGAAACCACCTGCATTATATTGAACTTCATTTGTATTACCTTGTGCGCAAGCATACCCACCAGTAAAAATATTTAATTCTATTGGTTCAGGTGTTATCGTTATGCCAGGATCTGTTTGTTGAATAGTCAGACTTATTGGCTCAACGACTATATTAGCGTTGATTTCTGACATATTATTGATACCTTACAATGAAGCCAATTGGCTCACGATTAATATTATCTAAACTTGCGTTAGCATCGCTTTCCCTAGTCACTGTTAATGTAACTAAACATAAAATACTATTTGCGGCACTATTAGCAAGCACAACGTTTGGTGTGCCGTTTCCACTATTAGTAATATTATCACCTATGTATAGGTAAGCAGTGCCAATATTAGCATTTGTAAATGCAGTTTGTAATGTATAATTTGCAGCATTTGGTTGCGGACTAAATGCAGTTAAATTTCCTAAATTAACTGTATCAGGTGTTGGATAACTTACAGTATCAACAGTGTAAAAATTTGCTGTGGCATTTAACGTCCAAGCATTTGGCACTAATGCATTTGCAGGATTACCATTTGCATCTGTAAATGTGATGGGTAAAGTATAAGCCTCACCAGTATAGATTTCTAGGCACTGCATTTCTGTGCCTGCTATAGTCATCGTTTTCGCGCCGTTAAGTAATAAACTCATTTTTGTATTCCTATATTATTATTTATATCATTGTTGTCCTAAATATATCGCATAGCCCTTAAATCCTGTGATGATAAGATTTGCACCACTAGTCCAGTGTTTGACTGCCATACCTACGTCATTTACTTTAAAGTCTTGCTGAACAGTCGGGTCAGCATCACCATCACCACTGCTTACTAAATAATTAACTTCAAATGTTTGCGGTCTATTTGCAGTTAATGATACTGTTGTGACACCATCATATAATATACGATTAGTTGTAGTAGCAAGATTGCTGTAAACATAATTAACTCTTGCACCAATTTGAAAGTCTATGCTTTGACTGCATACTGCTTGGAAACTACCATAAACAGCATATACGCCATCGTAAACTTGTGATCCACCTGCAATTGTCCCACCACCTAATCCCCACCAACCATAATTTTTGTTAGCAGTTTGTGCGATAGTAAATGCACCTCTTGGATATAATGTTCCACCACTGCTTGCTAGGAAACCGTTAGTTGTGCTTGCTGTTCCTTGAAATGCAGGATAATAATCGCTAGATGTAAATGTATAAGTTTTGTAATAAGGTGTATTAGCAATATTACTATCATCGTATAAGTAGCCGCCTTCTAAGTAGAATATGTCTGGATTACCAACATAATTCATTAAGTTAGCACTTACTGGTCCATATATACTTGTTAACCAAGTGCTATTACCTAAGTGTGGGAAAATATAACTTTGGTTCCAATAAGCACAAATAGTGCCAGGACCTGTAGAACCATTTCCTCCAGGTATATTAATATTTGCTACACCGCTTACATTACTTACTGTTACACCTGCTCCAGTAAAGTTTAATGTGCCTGTTGATACAATATTTGAACCACTATCTTGAATTAAAACATTGCCACCACCAGTGCCATTACTTGCTGCTGTAATACGACCATCTATACCAACAGTTATATTAGTGTTAGTATAACTTCCAGCATTAACACCAGTATTACTTAATTTGTTGCTAGTGACGCTATAATCAATTAATGCGTTGCCTGGTATTGTATTTGGTCTAAAAATATTACCGCTTGTGCCACCAGTTACAACATTTAAACATGCATTGCTTAATGGTGTGATTGGTGTTGGAGTGACTGTAAATATTGTTGGACTGCCACTACTTGTGATACTAGTAACATATGTGTTACCCGATAAAGATCCACTACCGTTACTAATAGCAATATTGCTACCAATTTGTAAATTTGCTATTGGATCACTTGTAATAACATTGCCATTACTGCTTGCATTACAACTGGTTATTATTACCACGTTAGGTATTGTAGCACCTGTCCAATTAAATACAGAACTACTATTGCTAATTCTACCAGATGTGTCATTACGTGCGGTAACACTAAAATAATAATTACCATACGCAATATCATTAATATCTATGCTTGTCACTGTGTTAGCGGGAAATGGGGCACTATTACTGGCTAATACAGTTCTATATAATATATGAGTTTCTACGTTATTTGTGTTACCGTAGTTAAAGTCCATGTAATAAACAAGACCGTTTACACCTACATTGCTAGTTACTTTAAAACTTTGCGTGCCATCTGTTAAAATAGGATTATATGAAACGACAGGCGCAGTAGGTTGATCAATTACGTTTGGATCTAATAAACCAGTATTTGGATCTGGTATAAAATCTTGTATTGCATTGTCTGCGAAAATAGTGTTGTTGTATTCAAATGCGCTTAAACTTACACCCAAACTACCATCTGGATATTTTTCTTCTGCTACGTTTGCAACACGGAATAGTTTATCAGTCCAACCATATACGCTATTTGTAATACGTATAATATCACCTGCTTCAACTTGTATACCACTATAGTCTAATTGAAACTGAACTACTAAATCCTCACGGCTTTGTAATAATCTTCTAACACCTATATATTTTGCTTGCACTGCTTCATTGACTACAGGTAATTGTAGGTTTAGTTTATTGATTGCTTCGTTAGGACTTAATAAACTTGGGTCATACCATGCAGTTGATGGATCAGTTAGATCAACGATTTGATAATCTGTTTGATCTTTAATGTTTTTATTTGGATATGCAACTTCTAATTGATTGTATGTGCTGTTTAAATCTATAGGACTTAATTGTATACCACCAACAAGATTGTCATCATCAACTAAAAACAAATCATTTATTGTTTGTGCATTTGGTGCTTGATCATAGGCTTTGTTCATTACAACACGCCATTGACCAGTTAGTTCGCTATATTGCAACCAACTATCGCAAGCATCAACTAATATGTTTAGATTGTCTAAGCAATTATTGCCAGTATCTAATGGTCCATTAATACGATATCTTGGTTGTGTAGCACTACCACCACCTACTGGTGTATAGGTTATTAAAGTATCACTATATGTGTTTAGATCAGTTAAACTTGCAGTGTCAATTCTTGCTAATGGCACACCACAACCATATCTTGTATTCAATAAGTAATCCTTAATTACATCGCCAGGCTTATCTAAACTATTAGATAGTTCTGCCATTACGCTACCAAGACTTGTTACGCCCTTATCGCTATTGTAAATTACTTTAACAATTACGAAAGCGCAATTAGTCATTGTATGATCGCTTGTCCAACGTTGTGCTACAGGTATTTGACTATCTTGTAATATTTGTATAGCAGTTTGACCACCAGTGTTTACGCCGCTACTACTACCATTTGTAAACAAATATATAAACAAATTTCCAGCCATTCGTGTATCACGTTGGGCTAGTGCTGTATTACTATTATTATTAGTTATTAATGCACTAACATTTGGACTACCTACACTTGCAAATTCTACTAATTTGCCATCATAATACATGTTATTGTAAGTATAACCACTGCTACCGGTAGTATCTGTATGTTCTGCTAATGCAACAACATACCACATTGTTTTTTGATCAGTGCTTATCTTTGCGTCAATGACTGGTCCACTTACAAAGGCATTACCATAAATTACAGGTATTTTATTGTCTGTTGCGGGTGGTAATTGAACACGACCACCAGCATCATTACCACCTGACCCACGCATAGCACGTTTTGCAACAAGTCTACTGACACCAATTGCTAATATACTTGCACCAACTGCTGTAAAGATTGTGGCAGCGGTGCCTATAAGACCAATCGCACTTGCTACTGCTGCTGCTATTGCTGTAAATATTGCCATGTTATCTTGCCACCCATACTTCTTCAGTCTTTGTATAACCAAATCTACTAAAGTCTAAATCAGGACTATTGACCATTTTAGTCATTGTATACAAATCAATTCTGTTTTCTTCTATTAATTCTTTTGCTTTGTCATTATATGCTTTAAGCAATCTATATCCTGCAGTAGTATTTCTATGATCAGGTTCTACCCAATATACTAATTCTTTTAATACTTTAATGTTTGGATCCCATATATTTTGATCTATGAATCCTACAATCATACCAAATGGTTGATCGTATTCGCTAACAAATGCTATGCCTCTACCTGCTAAAATATGTGCATACAATGTTGCAATATACATTTCGTTATTGCATTCTTTAATTTTATCTACAGGACTGTTATCACGAAAATGTCTAAGCATTTTTATGATATGTGGTAAGTCAAATTTGTTTGCAGGGCGTATGTTCATTATCTATCATCCTGATCAA